CCAGAACCGAGCACTATTGTTTCTACTGCTGTTATCGGTCTTGTGGCTGCGAGTAGCCCTCTTATTCTCAATATAATAAAACCAGCTATAAAAAATATCGTAAAAAAACTGACAAAGAAGAAAGATAAGGTAGAATAATAATCCGTAGATGAGTTTAATACCCGTGGCTTATCTACTTTAATTTGTGAGTATGTGGGATAACTTGATTAGCCTTCGGCACTAAATAAACATCTTTACAGATACTAAAAAATGGACTATCCGTAGTCAGCATTATGCCCTCCTGTTTCAATTTTCCACATTCACGAATCCGTGCGATCTGCCAATCTAATCGTTTATTTTCAAGCACTTGTTTTTGTATAGAAATCTGTGTATCAGCAGCAGATTTACATTGATTTTGTAACCCTCTATCCAATGGAATACTGAACGTAGCTGATATTCCAAAGTTCAAAGCATAACTATCTTTATTCGTTCCAGAATAATTTCGTTGGTAAAAAAGAATATCACCTGGGTTATCAGGAACTCCATTGTCATCATCATCTGTTGGATCGTAGAAAGGTGTTTCATAATAATCCCGATAAGGCTTGAGGTAATTTGCCCCAAATGTAGTAAATGGGCTAATGGATAAAGTTGGCCCTTGGCATACAATATTCCCACCATACTGATTAGTTGTCATATTACCCGTCAAAGTTTGTACAGCCATATTTGTAACGGAACCATTATTTGACTGCGAAACAGCATTAGCTAAAACTTGTGCGGGAGAAAGCAGAATTACTGAGAGAACACTGAGGTACTTGTGACTACGCTTGTTGACTCTATATTTCTTTGGATCGTGGTCACGTTTGATACCCC